CATTTTTATTTAGACAAAAAGGATATTCTTTAATACAAATAGGAAAAGAACTAAACTTAAACCACGCTACAATAATACACCATTTGAAAATATACCCAATGATTAAACACTACAATCCAAGAGTAGAAGAATTAGAAAACTTAATCAATGGAGTTAAACCCGATTTAGTATTAGAATCATTACAATTTAAAATACAAATGAGGGACATAGAAATAAAAGAACTGAAACAAAAAATAGAACAACTACAAACAAATAAAAACATTATGCGTTTAGCTGCACTATTAGAACACGAAGACGTACAAGAAAAGTTTCAAGCATTTTTAAACATTAACGAAAAAGCAAGATATTATAAAAAATATGAGTAATCTACAAAGAATATTAAGAGTAATGAGCTTCTATTATAAAAGAGGTTGCAATAAAGAATCAGTAAACACTATTTATAAAAAAATACTAAAACAAAAATACAAATGAAACTACAATTAGAAGAAGAAGGATACAAGTACATAGTTGAAACACAACACGACGATGTAACGCTTGACGAATACCTACAACTTTTTAAAGGTTTATTAATACAAGCAACCTTTAACGAGCAACAATTTAAAAGAGCTATTATAGAATTAGCTGATGAACTAAAAGAAGAATAAGATATGGACATTAAAATAATATCAATAACTAAAGGTGATTTAGGTGGTAAAAAAACAATGGAAGTAATTTCTAAATATAAAGATAGACAAAGATTTAACTTTATAATTAGTGATGAATATTTTTCAGAAGAATATATTTTAGATTATTTAAAACAGATACCAAATAATTATGCCTGATATAACAATGTGTACCGGAAAGAATTGTGATTTAGCTTCAACCTGTTATAGATATAAAGCAGAACCAAGTGGATATTATCAAAGTTACTTTACTGAAGCACCTATTGAAGATGACCAATGTGATTACTATTTGGAAGTAGAAGATTTGGAAGTAGAAGATTAACAATAAGTAAAACCTATTATTTTTAAATTGAGTATAATTAATAATAATTGCTTTTATAATTATGGAAGATAGAAGAAAAAATAATGGTGGTCATAAATCTGCAGGACGTAAACCTAAAGTAGAAGAACAAAAAGTAAATACATTATTTGTAAATGCTTTGAAACAATTATACAATACAGAAGTAGACGATGAAGCTAAAATTACTTTTGTTAAAGATACTTTGTTAAGTTCGCAACGTGGACAGTTATTTGTAGCCGAGCATATATTTGGCAAACCAAAAGAAACAATCGAAACAACGCATAACATTAACGACTTCGATATAAAAGATATATTCAAAATTGATAAGTCTAAATAACAAATATAATTTATTAGGTTCCGATAGTAGATACTTTGTAATTACAGGTGGAAGGGGAAGCGGTAAATCCTATTCCCTTAACTCCTTTTTATTATTGCTTACTTACGAAGTAGGACACGTTATATTATTTACACGTTATACTTTAACTTCTGCAAACGTTTCTATTATTCCTGAATTTATAGACAAGATAGAATCAGCTGATTTAAGCAATGATTTTTATATTACTAAAGACGAAATCATTAATTTAAAAACAGGTTCTAAAATATTGTTTAAAGGTATTAAAACAAGCAGCGGAACTCAAACTGCAAACTTGAAATCATTAGCCGGTGTTACAACTTGGGTATTAGATGAAGCAGAAGAACTAACAGATGAAGAAACATTTGAAAAGATAGACTTTAGTATAAGAACAAAAGGAATACAAAACAGAGTTATATTGGTTTTGAATCCTGCAACAAAAGAACACTTTATATATAAGAAATTCTTTGAAGATAAAGGAATACAATCAGGGAGCAATTTAATAAACGGAGACACTACATATATTCATACAACGTATTTAGATAATATAGAAAACCTTTCTGAATCTTTTATTAACCAAATAGAAAACATTAAGAATAGAAGACCTGAAAAATATAAGCATCAAATATTAGGTGGTTGGTTGGATAAAGCAGAAGGAGTTATATTTAATAATTGGTCAATAGGAAAATACGAGCAGGTAGGTAAAAGTATCTTTGGTCAAGATTTTGGTTTTAGTAATGACCCAACTACGTTAATAGAATGCAATATAGACGCTTCTAACAAACGAATATATATTAATGAATGTTTCTCTTTACAAGCACTAACAACGTCGCAGATATACAACTTAAATAGGCAATACGTTAACGATGCTTTAATAGTTGCTGATAGTGCAGAGCCAAGATTAATAAGTGAGTTAGCTAATTTAGGTTTAAACATAGTTCCTACAATTAAAGGGCAAGGCAGCGTTACATACGGAATCAGTTTACTACAAGACTACGATTTAATAGTAACACCTGAATCAATTAACTTAATTAAAGAATTGAATAACTATTGTTGGTTGGAAAAGAAATCAAATACACCAATAGACAAACACAACCACTTGATAGATGCTTTACGTTATGCAGTAAGCTACCAATTAGAAAACCCTCACAAAGGAAACTATTATATTTATTAATGACTTACGGGGAAATCATAGCAACAATAGAATGTTACATTTATTTAAAGACTAATCAAAACATATTGATAGCTATGCCTCGTAACGTTGGAGAAATAAAGAAAATGAAAGCTATGTACGAAGTAGCTAAACAGAATGTTGCTTATATGCTGCAGGTTTAAAATGTTAAAGTTTTGTTAAAGTTTTAAAATACTTTTGTATTGTTAATATCTGTTGTATATTTGCTTCATCAAACAATAACAATAAACAATTTAAAAAACAAAATTATGACAACTACAAATTTAAACGTAACTGAATTAGAAGTTTACAATGAAATTAAATCTTTATTTTCTGATGATTTTAGATTTTATGATTTAGTAGAGGAATCAAAATTATCTTTAACTAAAAATCAATTAAAAGGTTATATCTCAACATTAATGAAAAAAGGTTTTATTAACGATGCAAGAGGTGTAAAAGGAGATAAATATTATGATTTAGAATGTTATTACGATTATTATTTATCTGAATAAAAAAAAGGGGTGCAGCATCCTATAAACTGCATTAACAAACAATAGAAATTATGAGAACAGTATCAGGAGTTTTATCAGCATCAATAGCAATGGCAAGTAACGATTATTTAGTTCAAATAGCTTTTGCATTATTAACCTTTTATTTAATTTACCGTGAGCTTAAAAGCGATAAAGAATTGTCTGAATAACGGAATAACTATTTATCCAATAGTGATAGACGATGTTTATTTTGTAGGCAAACGAAAAATCAATTACGTTAAAATAGAAATAAACGTAAATGGTGCAAAGAAATTAGGAAACGATAAATACAAACAAGACGAAACTTTAACGAATAAAGTATTTGAATTGTATGAAGTATTAAATTTAAAATTAGTTTAGAGTTAGTTTAAAGTTGGTTAAAAATTGGTAGTCAGAAATGGCTACCTTTTTTGTTTTATACAATTCCTACTTTAATTAATTTTTAAAATAAAATATGAAAGTAGATATTAATGTACCTGAATCATTAAACGAAATTACTTTATATCAATACCAAAAGTTTGAGAAGTTAATACAAAACAATGAAGCAAGTCATTTTGTAAATCAAAAGACTATTGAAATATTTTGTGATATTGAACTTAAGGATGTAGCAAGAATAAAAGTAGCTGATACTGATTCTTTGCTTGTGCATTTAAATACATTACTACAAACAAAACCTAAATTAACAAGAACATTTAAACTTGGTATTTACGAGTTTGGTTTTATTCCTAAAATAGAAGATATTACTTCAGGTGAATTTATAGATTTAGAAACCTACCTTGGTGATACTGAAACGCTGCATAAAGCTATGGCAGTTCTTTTTAGACCAATTAAAAATAAAGTTAAGGATTTATATATCATAGAAGATTACGAAGCTGCAGACAAGTATTCAGAGGTTTTAAAATATATGCCTTTAGATATTGCACTTGGTTCTATGCTTTTTTTTTGGACTTTGCTCAACGATTGCGGGATCGCTTTGAGCCATTATATACAGAACGAAGTGGAACAGTCGGAAGCAGCGAAGCAAGTTTTGGAAAAAAATGGGGTTGGTATCAATCAATTTACGCAGCAGCTCAAGGGGATATTCTTCGATTCAATTCAGTTACCAAATTACCCATCACAACTTTAATGACTTGGTTAATGTTTGAAAAGGAAAAAACAGAAATAGAAATTAAAAACATAAGAAAAAATGGTGTATAGAATTATTAGAGAAATCAAAGAAGCGTTATTAGAAGAACCTTTTGTAAACACAGTTACAGAAGGAGATATATTTGCAGTTGATTTAAACAAACAAACAATGTTTCCTTTGAGTCACATTATTATTAATCAAGCAACGCATCAAGGCAACGTGTTATCTTTTAATATTACAATGTTGTTAATGGATGTTATCGATCAAAAAGAAGAAGTAGATAATAAGGTTGATATTTGGAATACTCAAATGTTAGTAGGTACACGAGTTTTAAATAGATTGAATCGTGGGGATTTGCGTAGTGACTTTTGGGAGTTAACCGGTAACCCTACGTTTGAACCTTTTACCGAACGATTTGAAAACGATTTAGCGGGATGGGCGGTTACGTTTGATGTATTAGTTAGAAATGATATTACTATTTGCTAAATGCAAAATAAAGAACAAACATATAAATATCTAAACGACTTTGCTAAATATGTTATTCAGCAGAGTAGAAGCAATTTATCTAAAAGCGGCAAGACAAACACAAAAGCATTATATAATAGTTTAGATGCTGATATTGAAGTAAGCGCTAATAGTTTTAGAATGACTTTCTTGATGGAAGATTACGGGGTGTTTCAAGACCAAGGTGTAAGTGGTACAAAAAAGAAATACAATACTCCGTTTAGTTATAAAAGTAAACGACCACCTTTGCAACCTATTTTAAATTGGGTAGAGAAACGTAGGTTTCAATTCAGAAAAGAAAACGGAAAGTTTATGTCTTATAAGTCAACTGCATTTTTAATTACACGTGGAATATTTAAAAACGGAATTAAGCCAAGTTTATTTTTTACAAAACCATTTGAAAAAGCATTTGAACGTTTGCCCGATGAATTAGTTGAAGCATATGGTTTAGATGTAGAACAATTTTTAAAATATACAATTACAAAATAATGAAGAAAATATTTATCAGAAGCCCTTACTTTATCGAAGTAGACGAAGCAGGACAATTAACAGGAAAACTTGAAATATTTATTTGGAACAAAGGAACTACAGAACCTACAACTCCAAATTATACTTTGACTAAAAATGTACCAAGTGCAAACCAAAACAAATTAGCTTGGAATGTAGCAAACTATGCAAGTGAATTTATCAAACCTATTTCACCTGTAGTTGTTAGTGTACCTACTGAAGAAAATGTAAATACTTGGTGTTTTATGCGAGTAGTTTCTTATTCAGACGATGTAGAAGTTGTAGACGAAACATTTATTTGTTTAAACGGATATACTAATTATTCAATAGGTTATAATCAATATAACGATTATTTTGTAAAACCTTTAGTTAACCCTGCTATTACTTTTCAAAAATGGGCTTCGGTTGTGCCTTATGTAAATGTGTTTTATGAAGCGGGAACTTATGATATAATAGGTTATGGTACTTTAACAGTTGCTAATGATACTATGTATAAAATACCTTTAACTGCAAATGTTAATGGGGATGATTACTTTGAGTTTAAATCCGAAATAATTTGTGAGCCTAAATACACACCTGTTATTTGTACGTTTGTAAATCGTTTTGGTGGTTGGCAATTCTTAACGTTTTTTAAAGCGTCTACGGAAGCAATAGAAACAGAATTTAAAGAATTTAATATGTTACCTTCAAGTATAGATTATAATGTCTTACAAGGGCAAAGAAAGCGTTTTAATCATCAAGGTAAACAATCAATAAAATGTAATACAGGTTGGGTTGATGAAAACTACTTTGAGTTGATTCAAGATTTGCTTTTAAGTGAAACTGTTTTATTAGGTGGTAAACCTGCAGTAGTAAAAAGCAAGACAAGCGAAAAGAAAACAAGTTTAAACAATAAGGTTATCAATTACGAAATAGAATTTGAATACAACTTCGGACTAATTAACGATGTAATATAAAATGGAAGTAGCTTTATTTATTAAAACTCCTAAATATCAGAACACAAATGAACTAACATATAATAACTTTTATAAAAGAGTTAGAACTGATGGTGGCACATTTGAGGCAGGTAGTTGTTTAAGAAGTACAATAGAATCTTTAGGCAGTAGCTTTGACACTTTAGCTACATATAGCCGTATTGAATTATTTGAAGATGAAAAGATTTCTGTTACTTCGTCGATTCAAAACATAAACGATATTTCAAAAATATTTACTGACTACTCGCAAAGTTTTACAATTCCTGCAAGTGCAAACAATAACGAAATATTTAAACATTGGTACGAGAATAGTTTAGACGATGCTTTTGATCAACGTTTAAGATACGATGGTTACATTGAAGTAGATACACAAACTTTTCGTATCGGTAGATGGCAATTAGAATCAGCAACTATAAAGAACAATCGTGTAGAAGATTATAAAATAACTTTCTATGGTGACTTGAAATCTTTAATGGATAAATTCGGTGAAGATAAACTAAACGATGTACGAGAAATAAACGATTCTACTTTTGAATATAACGGAACAAATGTTAGAAATTTAGTTCAATCTACTACTGCTCAAAATGTAATGTTTCCTTTAATTACTTCAGATAGAGTTTGGCAATATAACGGTGGTGGTGCAAATGATATTTCAACAAGTGGTGGTGCTATAAACTTTAACGAACTTTTCCCTGCTTTAAAAGTAACAAAAATATTTGAAGCTATTGCAGATAAATATAATTTAAACTTTAGCGGTACATTTTTAAATCAGCAAAAATTTACAAAGGCTTATTTGTGGTTGAAAGGAAATGATTCAAGAAGGTTTGTATCTACATCACAAAGAAAGCAACTTCTTTTTACAAACAATAATACTTATTTACCAAGAATCTTTAACATTCAGGATAATATTTATAATTTATTAAATAGTAACAACACGCATTTAGGTTCTAATGTTTATTCAAGTGAGCCAAAATTTACAGTTATAATAAACTTTCCTGCTTCAGTAAACCATAGAGTATTTATTTATAAAAATGATTCGTTATTTACTACTTTAGAATTTACATCGGCATCTACAACAGTTACAATACCTAACACATATAGAAACGGTGCTTATAAGATTTTTGTAGAATCTTTTACACCAACAACGTACACGTATAGTTATTCGTTTACTTACAGAAGATTAAATCTTTCTACAGGAAATTTAACTTTCCCTGTTGTTTCTTTAGGTTCAAGTAGTGGTTCTTTAAGTTCAGATATTAATTTATTAAATTATTTACCTGATATGAAAGTATCAGACTTTTTTAGTGGTATATTAAGAATGTTTAATCTTACTGCATATAGTACCGACGGAGTTAATTTTACATTAGAGCAGTTAGAAAATTGGTATTATCTTGGTGGGATAAAAGATTTAAGCCAATATTGCACAACTGATTTGAACTTTGAAAGAATTAAACCATATAGAAAAATAAATTTTGAATACGAAAAAAGTGAGAATGTTTTAAGTAGAGAGTTCTTTGCAAACAATAACAGAGAATATGGGAATTTAAGTTCTGTTTTCAATACCGATGGCGCTGATTATTCAATTAAGTTACCTTTTGAGAATTTATTGTTTAGCAAATTTACAGGAACTGATTTGCAAGTTGCTTATGCTTTAAAATCAGATTTAACTCCTTACGCACCAAAACCAATTATTTTATATTTAACGGAAAACAAAGCAGGAACTTTATATTTTAATAACGGTGCAACGACTACGAATATAAATCAATTTATGAACTTTGGGCAAGATTGTATCGACACTGCCGATTTAACAAATAACACTTTGAATTGGGGTATTGAAATTAGTTCTTACTTTTTAACTCCTATTAACAATTCATTATTTAATAACTACTATTTAGCTTACTTGAATAACTTGTATAGTTTAAAATCAAGAATGGTAAAAGTTAAAATGCGTTTGCCTTATTTAAAATTGTTAAATTTAAAATTAAACGACAGAGTTGTAATTCGTGATAAAAGATATATTATAAATCAATTCACTACTGACTTAACAACCTTTGAAAGTGATTTTGAATTAATACAAGATTTTAGAAGTATAAACTTTGACAATGGTACTTCAAGACGAGTAAGCAATCAAGCGGTTATATTTGATATATTTTTAACTTCAAAAGAATTATTGACTTGGACTATTATAGACGATGTTGATAGTATGTTAACCGGTATTTCTTTTAACGAGCTTAGTCTTAAAATTCAAGTTAAACAAAACACAAGTGGTGTGCAAAGAACTGCAGCTATATTAAGTAATAAAAATGATTTAATTACAATAGAACAAGATGCTTAAACTAATATTAGAAATGCTACCCTTGTTAAAAGGACAAGATAGCGAAGCGATTGCAATAGCAAAAGGAAAATACAAGATGCCCGAAAACTTTAAAGAATTAAAACAAACAATAAAATGGCAATTAAGAAAACAATAGAAATTGATGTAAATGCATCTGACGCTGAAAAAGACGTAAAAAAATTAACGAGCCAATTTGAAGATTTAGGCAAAGCTGCTTCCAAGTCTATTAATAACATTGAGAAAGCTACAGAAGATACTGAAAAATCTACCAAGTCATTAGCAGATGGCTTTAAAGGAGTAGGTTTAGCTATTAAAGCTATGGGTATTGGTTTGATCATTGGTGCATTAAGTACTTTAAAAGAAGTATTTATGGGCAATCAAAAGGTTGCTGATACTTTTTCAGTTGTTATGGGTACTGTTGCAAATATATTTAGTCAGGTTACAAATATTGTAGTTTCAGTTATTGAAAAGGTAGGTAATGCTACAAATGGTTTTGAAGGTTTAAAAAAGACAATAGGCGGTTTATTAACTTTAGGTTTGACACCTTTAAAATTAGCGTTCTACGGAATTAAATTAACTATTGATGAAGTTCGTTTAGCTTGGGAAGAATCTTTATTTGGTGATAAAGACCCGAAAACAATTAAGAAACTTACCGAACGCATAAACGAAACTAAAGGTAGTTTAAAAGAAGTTGGAACTGATGCTATCAAAGCAGGTAAACAAGTTGCTAATAATATTGGTAAAGCAGTTGGCGAAGTAGGTGCGGTTATTGAAGGTAGCGTTGCAGGTATTTCTAAAATATCAGTAGAAGGAGCAGTAGCACAAGCCAAAGCAAATGTTCAACTACAAAACACTGCAAAATTAGCTGAAGCAGAACAGGCACGTTTAGTTGAAATTTATGACAGACAAGCTGAAAAATTAAGAAAAGTCAGAGATAACGAATTTAACACAATAGAAGAAAGGCAAAAAGCTAACAATGATTTGTTGAAAGTTTTAGATAAACAAGAAACTGCAATGTTGGCTCAAGCAAATGCTCAAGTAGCTGCTGCTAAATCTACCTATCAACAAAACAAAAGCATTGAAAATCAAGCTGCAGTTACAAATGCATTAGCAAACGCAGAAGGAGTACTTTCGCAAGTTCAAGGTTTACGTTCAGAACAAGATTCAAATTTAAATTCTTTAGCAAAAGAAGCAATAGAGTTAACAAAAAGCCAACAAAATGTTAAAACTGAATTAGCAATTAATGAAAAGAAATTTAATGCGGAAAGAATTAAAGATGAAGAACAAAAATTATTAGCTACAAAACAAGCTTTTCTTGATGAGTTAACTGCTGCTAAAAACAAATTAAAAGATGATAGAGAATTATACAAAGAAGGCACACAAGCAAGAGCAGATGCTGAAAGTGAGTTCTTATTAAAACAACAAGAAATAAATCAACAAATAAAAACTTCAGAAGATTCACTTGCTGAATATAGAAGAAATAAAGCAATAGAAAACCAACAACTATTAATTGACAATGAAACGTTAAGTTTTGAAACAAGAAGAAATGCTTTATTAGAACAAGAACGTTTATTATTAGAAGACAAAAATTTATCTGAAGAACAACGCAACACTATTGAACAACAATATTCTAAAGCACGAGTTGAAATAGGTAGATTAGAGTTTGAACAAAAAATGGCACAAGCAAACGAAACTGCAAACGTTTTAGGTAACCTTGCTAATTTAGTTGGTAAACAAACTGCAGCAGGTAAAGCGTTAGGTATTGCAACTGCATTAATCAATACTTACGTTGGAGTTTCTGAAGCATTAAAACAAAAATCTACTTTACCATCTCCTTACGATTACGTTGCAAAAGCAGTAAACGTTGCAGCTATTTTAGCTACAGGTTTTAAATCGGTTAAAGCAATTACTGCCGTTAAAGTTCCGGGCGGTGGTGGTGGTGGCGGTGGTAGCGCCCCTTCAATGTCTGCTGCCGGTGGTGGTGCTGCAGGTGGTGGTGCAGCTGCTCCTCAATTTAACGTAGTAGGCAATAGCGGAGTTAATCAAATTGCACAAACGTTAGGCGCTCAACAACCCGTTCAAGCCTATGTAGTTGCTAATAACGTAACAACTCAACAGGCGTTAGATAGAAACATCGTAAGAAACGCAAGTATTGGATAAAAAAACAATTTAATTAAAACTTAATTTTTAAAATAAAACAAATGAATCTAATAGAATTAATTATAGACGACAAAGAAGAAATGCAAGGTGTAGAAGCTATTAGCGTAGTTGAATCACCTGCTATTGAATCCGATTTTGTAGCGTTAAAGTCTGAAGAAATTAAACTTGCTGAAATAAGCAAAGAGAAACGTATTTTAATGGGTGCGGTTTTGATTCCTGAAAAGCCAATTTACAGACGTAATGGCGAAGATGAATACTATATATATTTTTCAAAAGATACTGTCGTAAAAGCGTCTCAGTTGTTTTTAAAGAATGGCAATCAAGGCAATTCAACATTAGAGCATTCTAAAGTTATTGAAGGTTTAACAGTTGTAGAATCTTGGATAGTTGAAGATTTAACTAAAGATAAAAGTGCGTTGTATAATTTAAACGTTCCGCTTGGTACTTGGATGGCAAGTATAAAAGTAGACAATGACGAAATTTGGAACGATTACGTTAAAACAGGCAAGGTAAAAGGTTTTAGTTTAGAAGGACATTTTGCCGATCAATTAGAAAAGAAAAAAGAATTAAGCAAAGTACTTAATGAAGAAGAAGAATTAATTGAAAAAATTAAACAAATTTTAAATAACGTTTAATGGCTACAACGAATAATACCGCTTATAAAGTTCACGTTCAAGAAACAACTCAAACCGAAGTCGATAATGTAAATATTGAACAAGGTGCTATGCTTGTAACCGATGAAGCATTATTTATGGGTTTCAATGGTGAACAAGTTAGAGTATATCCACCTCAATCGGGAAGTATGGGTTTAGGTTGGGCAAGATATGATGATACACAATATACAAGTGCTTCACCTTTTACTTTTACTACAACTGCTTTTACAGTTCCAAACAATAAAGGTTTTGTAATTGATACAAATATTAATTCTGCAATAGATTATTATTCAGCTAATAAATTAAGAGCAGAGTTTGAAAACGATGTTTATATAGTTACAATAGCATTTAAAGCGCAAATAAGCAACGCAAACGGCTACGTTGATATTTACCTTGAAGGTGGTAATGGAACGCCTTACGAAAGATTGAGAGATACAATAACTTTTCCAAAAGGTAATGATATTGAACATACTTTTTCTAAAACTTTTCAATACTATGCTGATGAAGATGTAGTAACAAATGGTTTAAGTATTAAAATGATAGCAAACCACTCAGGTCATATACACGATGTAATATATTTTATTCAAAGAACACAAAACAATAAATACTAATATGAGCAAACAAACTAAAAGCAGAACAAGCCCAAAGGGCGGAAACAGAGGTTGTCTATGTGCAGACAATACCTACAGTAAAGAATGTTGTAATGGTGATTTACAAAATCAAGGAATTGGTGCTACACTTTCACAAGGTGGTGAATCTTTAATTAACAATGTTAACGAGCCAAGAACAATAGTGCGAGTTAGTAACTAATTGTTAAAAATGTAACAAATATTTATAATATTAATTTTAAAACAAAAATCAAATGAGTACGTTAAAAACCGTAGGTAACAAATTATTTAAAACTGAACTTGCTACACAAAAAGTTGAGTTAGCTAATTTAAAAGATTTACAAGCTGCATCAGCTAAAGTAACTAAAGATTTAGCAGCAGGTCAAAAATACCAAGACCAATTAGATAAATTAAAAAGTGAAGCATCTGCTTTAGGTAAAAAGTTTAATGAATTTTCATCTAACGCAAAATCAGGAATGCCTTTATCTGCTAATTTATGGTCAATGATTAAAGAGATTGAAGCAGCTGCAAAAGAATTAGGTTTAGACGCCTCTAATACACCTGTTGTTCAAGATGCAAGAAACACTATGAATGCTTGGGAAGAATGGAAAACTGATGTTGCTAAAATGGCGACTGAATCAGCTGAATACGCAAAAAGATTTTAATCAAAATAAATAAATAATGTCGAACGTAATTAACCAAATTAAAACCTTATTGGGAATGGAAGTAAAACTTGCTCAAATGGCTTTAGAAAATGGTACTATTATCGAAGCTGAAATGTTTGAAGCAGGTGCAAGTGTTTTCATCGTAAACGAAGAAGATAGAATTGCTTTACCTGTTGGAGAATATAAGTTAGAAGATGGTATGATTTTAATCGTAGCCGAAGAAGGTATTATTGCTGAAATCAAAGAAATTGAAGTACCGGTTGCTGAAGAAGCACCTGCTGAAGTAGAAGTTGAAGTAGAGCAAGAAATGACCGAAGTAAAAGAACCTAAAAGAGTAATTGAATCAGTTACTAAAGAAATGTTCTTTGCTGAAATCGAATCTTTAAGAAAAGAAATCGAAGAATTAAAATTAGCTAAAGTTGAAGTTAAAGAAGTAGAATTATCTGCTGAGCCTTTAACACACAACCCTGAAGCTACAACTAAAAGAGAATTACATACTTTCTCACAAAATAGAACAAAAACAACTTTTGATTCTGTATTAAACAAAATTTCAAACTTTAAATAATTAAAAAATGGCGACTACAACCTCTATTACAACTACTTATGCAGGTCAATTTGCAGGGAAATATATTTCTGCTGCATTATTGTCTGCTTCTACTATCGAAAACGGTGGTATTGAAGTAAAACCAAACATTGCTTACAAAGAAGTTATCAAAAGATTAGCAACTAACGATTTAGTTAAAGATGCTACTTGTGATTTCGATGCAACTTCTACAGTTACTTTAACTGAAAGAATCATTACTCCTGAAGAATTTCAAATCAATTTACAACTTTGTAAAAAAGATTTCAAATCCGATTGGGAAAGTATTGCTATGGGATATAGTGCATTTTCAGATATGCCTCCTTCTTTTCAAGATTTCTTATTAGCACACGTTGCTGCTAAAGCTGCTCAAAACAATGAAATTTCAATTTGGAGAGGTGCTAACGCAACTGCAGGTCAATTTGATGGATTTGTTACTTTAGCTACTGCTGATTCAACTGTTATCGACGTAGTTGGTACTACTGTTACTGCTTCTAACGTTATTGCTGAATTAGGAAAAGTTGTTGATGCAATTCCTGCTACACTTTACGGACAAGAAGATTTATATATCTATGTATCTCAAAACGTTGCTCGTGCTTACGTTCGTGCTTTAGGTGGTTTTGCTGCTTCAGGTTTAGGTGCTAATGGTACTAACACAATGGGTACACAATGGTTTAACAACGGAAGTTTAACTTTTGACGGAGTTAAAATATTTGTTGCAAACGGATTAGCTAACAACTATATGATGGCTGCAGAAAAATCTAACTTATATTTCGGAACAGGTTTATTATCTGACCATAACGAAGTGAAAGTGATTGATATGGCTGACATCGACGGATCTCAGAATGTAAGAATCGTAATGAGATTTACTGCAGGTGTTCAATACGGAATTGGTTCTGATATCGTTCTTTACACTCCTGCTTAATTTTAAGCAAACTAAACTTCAAGGGGTGGTGAAATAAACGCCACCCTTTTTTTTAATTAACTAATAAAAATATATACATATGGCTTGTGATTTATCAAGTGGAAGATTAGAAGTATGTAAAGATTCAGTAGGTGGCTTAAAAGCGGTTTATTTCGTTAATTACGGAGACGCAACAGGTTATACTTACGATGCTACAAATACCGACGTAATCGATGCGGTTGCAGGAACTCCAACTGCTTACAAATACGATTTAAAAGGTGCTTCTACATTTACACAAAACGTAAATAGCTCACGTGAGAATGGTACAACATTTTTCGAGCAAGTATTAGAGTTGACTTTCAAAAAGTTAACAGTTAAAGACCACAAAGAATTGAAATTAATGGCTTACGGGCGTCCACAAGTTATCGTAGAAGATAACAACGGAAATTTCTTCTATGCAGGTTTAGACCACGGAATGGATGTTACAGGTGGTACTATCGTAACCGGTGGTGCTATGGGTGATTTAAGTGGTTACACATTAACGCTAACAGGACAAGAACAAGTACCTGCTAACTTTATTGGTGACACACTTACTGCTGCAGGATTTACTGTAGTTGTTGGTTCTTAATAATCAACTTTAAATTTAATTAAGGGTAGCTTTTTAGTTACCCTTTTTTTGTTTTAACAATTCAACACATTATTTATTTTTAAATAAAAAGAATGATAATTTTAAAAGAACAAGCAACGGCACAAAATCTTTACGCTACGATTGATGGTTTAGAAGCTGATGCTATTGTTTTAAGAGATGAAGAAGCAAATACAGAAGAAACTATCGGTTGCGTATTTTCGATTGATAAATATTACGCAGTTACTAATTTGGTATTTCCGATAATAGAAAACAAATTCTACAATTTGACTATTTTAAATGGTACTGATGTAGTTTACAGAGACAAAATATTTTGCACAAACCAAATAATTGAAGAATTTAGTATAAACAAAAACGTTTACACGCAAAGAACTTCAGATAATGAATTTATAATTTATGGATAACGTACACATTTTAAGTTTAAGCGCTTATAATTCTCCAACTATAACTGAATCTAAAAACAAAGAGTTCGTTGAATACGGCGTAGATAACAACTATTTTCAATACCTTATTGATAGATTTTTGTATTCAAATACAAATCACGCTATTATAACAGGTGTTGCTAATATGATTTATGGAAAAGGAATCGATGCTACTGATTCAAATCGTAAGCCAAACGAGTATGCACAAATGATGTCTATTATAAAAAAGGATTGTTTGCGTAAAGTTGCTTTAGAACGTAAATTACTTGGAATGGCTGCAATGCAGGTTATTTACTTGAATGGTAAAGTTAAATCAGTTGAGCATTTTCCAATGCACACGTTAAGAGCAGAAAAATGTAACGATAAAGGTGAAATTGAAGCTTGGTTTTATCATCACGATTGGTCAAATTACAGAAAAGGTGACGTATTAAAACGCATACCTGCTTTTAAATTTGGTAATGGAAAAGAAGTTGAATTATACGTTATTAAACCATACGTTTCAGGTTATCATTATTATACTCCAATAGATTATTCGGGTGCTTTACCATACGCAACTTTAGAGCAAGAAATTTCCGATTACTTGATCAACGATGTAATGAATGGTTTTAGTGGTACAAAAGTAATTAACTTTAACAATAACATACCACCTGAAGAAAAACGTCAAGAAGTAGCAAACGAAGTTAAACGTAAATTAACAGGTTCAAAAGGCGACAAAGTAATTGTATCTTTTAACGCAAGTGCAGATAACAAAACTACAGTTGACGATATTCCATTAAACGAAGCACCGGCACATTATCAATATTTATCTACCGAATGTTTTGAAAAATTAATCGTTGGGCATCGTGTTACAAGTCCAATGCTTTTAGGAATTAGAGATACAGGCGGTGGTTTAGGTAACAACGCTGATGAGATAGAAACTGCTACACGTTTATTTGACAATATTGTAATTAGACCTTATCAATTAGAAATCATTGAAGCGTTAGACGAAATACTATCAGTAAACGGGATCGCTTTAAACCTATATTTTAAGACAATACAACCACTTGATTTTATAGACGTAAATACATTAAACGCAGAAACGAACGAAGAAGAAACAGGTGTTAAAATGGCTTCTCACGATGTATGTTGTTCAAGTGATGAAGATTTAGCAGATATGTTAATTTCTAAAGGTGAAGAATTAAGCGACGAATGGGTTTTAATTGATGAAACAGAAGTTGATTATGATAATGAAGAAGAATTAGATTTAGAAATTGAAGCACTAAATAACAAAAATAAAAAAAAAGAAAGTTTACTATCTAAAGTTTGGCACTTTGTAAGTACAGGAACTGCTAAACCAAAACAAAAATCGGAAGACGATAAAGAAATTGATGGTGTTAATTTTATCACTCGTTATGTTTATAGTGGAAATGCATCAGGCGAACGTGCTTTTTGCAATAAAATGTTAAGTGCTGATAAAGTATATCGTAGAGAAGATATTGAAGCAATGGATAGCATAGCAGTTAATGCAGGATTTGGAAAAAATGGTGCTGCAACTTATTCTATATGGTTTTATAAAGGCGGCCCTCGATGTCACCACGCTTGGTTGCGTAGAACTTATGCAAGTTTTGATGTTAAAATTGACCCTACAAATCCAAATGCAAAGCCATTAAGTATTGCAAAAGCTGAAAAATATGGTTATAGAATTAGAAACGATAAAGAAGTTTCTATGAAACCAAACGATATGCCTTACAGAGGATATACAAAAGAATATTGGGATAAAATGGGTTTTAAAAATTAAGATATGGCATACGCATTATTAATAAGTACTGAGGATGTAAAAAGATTCACTATACTAAATGGAAATTTAGATGTAGACGACTTTATTCAATATATAAAAATAGCACAGGATATAACTATTCAAAACTATTTAGGAACTGATTTATATAACAAGTTTCAAACCTTGATTATAAGCGGTGATATTAACTTAAACGCAAACCTTAAATATAAGAATCTTTTAACCGAGTATATTAAACCGATGTTAATTCATTTTGCAATGGTTCAATATTTACCTTTTGCTGCTTATACAATAGCTAACAAAGGAGTATTTAAACATACTGCTGAAAATTCTACAAGTGTAGAGAAAAACGAAATTGATTACTTGGTAGAAAAAGAACGTGATATTGCACAACATTACACACAACGTTTTATAGATTTTATGTGTTTTAACAATTCAACTTTTCCTGAATATAATAGTAACTCTAACGGGGATATGTTTCCTGATACCGACAATTTCTATGGTTCTTGGGTGTTGTAAGAAGAAAAGAAAAAAGGTAGGTAGTTATACCAAACCTAAAGAAGAAAACAAAAAGAAGTTAGAATTATTTTTAACAAAAATAGAAAATGGCAAATAATATAGATTGGGGACAAGGTGTAAACAACAATGATATTTATTGGGGGCAAGGTGCTATCACCAATGATATTAGTTGGGGTAGTGTTTACTCTGTAAGTTGGTCGGGTGAAACTGAAATATTAGGAAACGAAATTGACGCAGTAATAGATTTCATAGCAAGGGTTGCTGCTGATAGCGGTACGTTTGAGGCGAAACAATGTTTAATTAATATAATAGAAAATATATGAGTTTATTTGATAGTGCTTCACTTTGCGTGACGCCGAACGCGTATAAGGAAGACAAACTTTATTCGATAAAACCTACTGATGGTAGTGGTGATTTGGTAGTAACAAGAGCAACAACTGCAACGAGAGTTAATAGTGCGGGATTGGTTGAAGTAGTACCTTATAATTTACTACAATATAGTCAAGATTTAACAAATGCAGCTTGGAGTTTAATCGGTACAATTACAAGAACTTCAAACTATGGGACTGCTCCTGATGGAACTCAAACGAGTACCCGTATACAATGGGGTGGTGGTGCTAACTTTGAATTATATCAATATACAGGCAAATCTGCTGATGTTCTTGGCTCTATTTATATTAAAGGTACTTTGGGACAAATTGTAAGGTTTAATAACTCAAATGTAACATTAACAGGAAGTTGGCAAGAGGTATCAAATTCTTTACTTGTTGATGGTTCTAATACTTATATGTCAATTCGTGGAATTGTAGGAACTACAACTGCACTTGATTTTCAAGTTTGGGGAGCTCAAGCTGTACAAGGCACTTCAGCAAAAGAATACTTCCCTACAACTGATAGATTAAATGTACCTCGTATTGATTACACTAATGGAAGTTGTCCGAGTATATTGGTAGAGCCACAGAGAACAAATTTATTGACTTATTCAAATACTTTTACTGATGCAAGTTGGAATTTAGAAGATGCAACTATATCTGCAAATGTTGCTATTTCACCTGACGGAACACAAAACGCAAGTAAATTAGTTTCAAATGCAAACAATACAGACCACACTATTTATAAAACTGTTTTAACTTTAGTAGATAGAACTTTTAGTTGTTATGTAAAAGCTGATGGTTACAATTATGTATTTTTAGGAAATAATAATGGTTTAGCAAGTCAAGGAGTTTTCTTTAATTTAACAAATGGAACTATATCTCAAAATACTTCAACATTTACAGCATCAATTCAAAGTGCGGGCAATGGTTGGTATAGATGCACAATTAGTCAAGCTTTATGGACAATTCCTTATGCAATGATTTGTTTATCAAATAATGGAACAAGCTTTACTTTTGCAGGTAATGGAACAAGTGGTGTATTAATATATGGAGCACAAAATGAAGCAGGAAGTTACGCTACTTCATACATTCCTACAGTAGCAAGTTCAGTAACTCGTAATGCTGATGTTATTTCTAAAACAGGAATAAGTAGTTTAATTGGTCAAACTGAGGGAACTATGTTTTTTGATGGATATTTTAACGATGTTCAAAGCGGAACTGTATTTTTAGATTTAGAAGGTACATTTCCAAAAGTAAATTTTCAAATAGGCAGTGGAATATTATACTTTTATTCTCAGGGTGAATTTAGTTTTTCAACAGCTATTTCGTTAAATACAAGATATAAAATTGCCGGAGCATATAAAAATAACGATGTAGCTTTTTATGTTAATGGTGTTCAAATTGGAGTAGATAATTCAGCTACTATAACTGCAAAAACAAATTTATATATAAATTCTGAAGCGGGTTCTTATGTTGCTGATTTAGATATTAATTCAATAGCACTTTGGAAAACAAGATTAGACAATACAACTTTAGCAACTTTAACAACTATCTAATGGAAATATATAAATTAAAATACACAGACAAAGAAACTGCAATAGCTGATTTATTAGCAAAGAAAGTTTATGTAGAAGTAGAAAACCTTGACAAAGAAATTACTTTAGCTTACGGGCAAGGTATACACGCAATAGTAGAGATAGGTTTAATAGTTTTAGAGAATGGAACTTATGATAGTGACTTTAACGAAATTACTGCACCTGTTTACGCTGATGGTTACCATTACGATGTAATGAGTGAAAACGAAATTGTGTTTGATAATGCTATTGAGGTTAAAAATCCTAAACATACTTTTGCAGGTTATGAAATTGTTAGCGATTTGATATATCCTTTTGATAAAATAATCAATGAGTAGTAAAGAAAAAATAGATTTATTCCTTAACAAGTGGGTAAGTCGTAAATTAACAGTTTTTGTTGTAGCATCTGCAGGTTTATTCTCAGGTGTTATAACTTCTACTGATTGGGTTATTATTGGAACTTCTTACATTACGATCGAAGGAGTTACAAATATTGTTGAACGTTTAATGAAAGCTAAAAATGTCAATTAACGATTTGAAACTATACGGACTTAATTCACTTGCGATGGCAATTAGCTTTTCTAATGTAGAATCTACGCTAAAAATATTCTTATTGTGTGTGTCTATAATTTATACAATAATGAAAACTATTGAATTAATGAAAAAGAAAAATGATGAGAGAGATTAAATACATCGTTATTCATTGCAGTGCTTCCAAGCCAACGACAACTAAAGAAGCTATTTTAAATTATTGGAAAAATACTTTAAAATGGAAAACTGTAGGTTATCATCGTTTAATTGATGCTAATGGTGTTATTCACGAATTAGCAAAATACGAACAAGTAACAAATGGTGTTAAAGGTTACAACTCTGAATCAATACATTTTAGTTACATTGGTGGAATAGATGAATCAGGTAGACCAAAAGACACACGTACAATTAAACAAAAAGAAAGTTTATTGTATTTAGTTAAACAAGCTAAAAAACAATTTCCTAACGCTATTGTTCAAGGTCATCGTGACTTTGGTGTAAATAAAGCGTGTCCAAGTTTTGATGCTAAAAGCGAATATAAAGACATTTAAGACACTTTTATATGAAAATAGTATATTTACTTATCTTATTAATTTTAACGTCTTGTGGAGTAGTTAAAAAGAGTTCTGAAGAATCAGTTGTAAAGGATAATAGTACAACTGAAATTGATGCAACAAAATACTCTAATAGTTATACGCTTGAACCGGTAGATTTAGACAAACCTATTTTAATAGGAAAAGATACTATTTATAACACAAGGGTTATTTATAATAACACAAAAGAAATAGTTAAAGAAAAACAAGCTAATAATATTGAAATTAAAGAAGAAAAAAAAACTAAAGAAGTAGATTATTCGGAAACTATAAAAATACTTGCTAATCGCTTAATAATAGTTTTAGTTATATTGTTTGTTTTATCTGCAGTTTTAAAGAAATTTACTTTTTAAAAATAATTACCCCCTTATACAATTACTTCACTTATTTTGTTTTTGAAAACATTTTTTGTTTTTGGTATTTATTTTTTTTTAGTTTTAAATACTTATTTTGTTTTTAAGAACAAGGCAAAGTTACAACTTTTTTTTGACATTTACAAATTAACTTATTGACTACTTTGTTAATAACTAATACTTATATTTGTATCAATGAAAGTCAAACGTTCAACTTTAGTAAAGAATTTAGATACTGTATTTTCGCAGTACATACGTTTGCGTTATGCTAAAAATGAAATATCTGAATGTTATACTTGTGGTAAACAAGACCATTACAAAAAGCAACAAGCAGGACATTTCGCATCACGTAGGCATTATTCAACACGTTGGAACGAATATAACGTACAAGTTCAATGTTATGGATGCAATATCGGAAATCAAGGTTTGCAGTTTGAGTTTGGCAAAAGATTAAATAAAGAATTTGGCAATGATTTTGCAGAAAAGTTATTAATTGAATCTAAAAAGACAGTTAAATTATCTGATAATGATTTGCAAGATATGATTATTTACTACAAAGATAAATTAAAAGAATTTCTATAAATTACATTATAATTTCTGATTGTTTTCTAATTGTTTGAAGAAGGAGTAGTTTAGCGACTACTCTTTTTTTTTGTTAATGAAATGTTAATGTTTATTTTTGTATTAAAATTCTTTATATATTTGCTTCATAATTAAAAACAATTACAAATGAAAGATTTAATCGATTATCAAAGATTCCAAGTTGAAGCATTACAAAAACGTATATGCGAACTTGAAACAAAATTAAACGACGTTAAAGCACATATATTTGAATTATGTGACGAAGATTGTCCACAAGAGTACAAAACAATTATTAAACAAAAAACTTACGAATTATGAAAAATTTAACATTAAACGAAAAGCTATCTAAAATTCAAGTAGAATTTAAAGCTAACAAATCAAAGTTTAATTCTTTTGGAAAATATAACTTCCGTTCTGCTGAAGATATATTAGAAGCGTTAAAACCTTACAATGAAAAGTATGGTGTATCTTTTACTATTAACGAAAGTTTAATTTGTGAAAACCCGCCTGTATTGAAATCAACTGCAAGTATTATTGACAATAACGGAATTAACGTTATAAAAGCTATTGCAATAGTAGGAGTAGATTTGCAACAAAAAGGAATGCAAGTACCTCAACAATATGGTTCTGCATCTTCTTATGGTAAAAAATACGCATTGGGTAACTTACTTTTAATTGACGACACGCAAGATCCTGATGCAACTAATACACACGGACGAGATAACGCAAAAAGTGCGACAACTGAAGATGACCAAAAATGGTTAAATGTTAACACACCTGAATTTACAAAAGCTATTGAATATTTAAAAAGCGGTGGAACTATTGAAGTTATCGAAAAAAAGTATAAATTAGCAGCCAAAACAAAACAAGAACTTTTAAAAGTTAAATAATTAATTAAATTTTTATATTATGTTTCAAACATTAAAAGCACCAATGACAAATAGCTCAAGTGCAATCGAAGTAAATAAAGTTTACAAAACAAATGATTTATTAATTTTTAAACCTATTGACGGAAATCGTGTTCCAAATTTACAACACATAAAAAGATTATCTGATTCAATTAGAATTTATGGAATGAAATGCAATCCTATTTTAGTAAATGAAAAAATGGAAGTCATAGATGGTCAGCATAGATTAATGGCTGCTAAAGAATCTAAATCATTTGTTTATTACATAATTGTAGATGGTTATTCATTAAATGAAGTACATACTTTAAATCTTAATCAAAAGAATTGGGCAAAAAAAGATTTTATGGAAGGATATGCAAATATGGGTATAGAGTCTTATATAAAACTTTCTAAATTTATTGAAAAAAATGATGATTTTGGATTTAGTGATTGTGTTTCTATGTGCAGTAATAGGTCAGGTGGTCAAACAAAAGATAAGTCGTATATAATAAAACCTGAATTAAGTAAACAGGAATTGTTTGAAGATGGAACTTGGAGAGGAAAAGATTTTGAATTAGCACAAGATTGGGCAAATAAAATAAGAATGGTACAAACATATTATTCAGGATATAATAGAAGTACATTTGTAGGTACAATGATAGGACTTCTGCAAAACATTAATTTTGATTTTAATGAGTTTATGCATAAATTAAGATTACAACCTACTGCTTTAGTTGATTGTGCTAATCGTGAACAATATAGAACTTTGATAGAGGATATCTATAATTGGAGAAGTAGACAAAAAATTAATTTAAGATACTAATAAAACCTGAATAGCCGACAACAGTAAAAAAAGGTAGGCAAAGTAAAATTAAATATTATGAGTTCAATTATCAATTTGAGCATTAGAGTTGACAAACTACCAAAAGAAAAGTTTGTAATGGGTAAAGATGGAGCAGTCTATTATAACTGCACATTAAACATTAACGATGAAGCAAACCAATGGGGTCAAAACGTATCGTTAACTGATTCACAAACCAAAGAAGAACGTGAAGCTAAAAAACAAAAGAACTATCTCGGAAATGGTTCAGTTGTTTGGACTGATGGAAACATTAAAGCAGTTAAAAAAGAAACTGCAACGCAACAAGCAGTAGAAGTGGATTTACCATTCTAAATTAATCGGGTAGTGTAAAAGCTACCCTTTTTAAATCAATTAAAAAGACGATGACAGAACAAGAAACGATCAATAGAATGATGATGCAAGTGCTTGAAGAAGATTGCTACATTAACCCTGAACAAGAAATAGAATATCCAATACCTGCTTTGTCTTTTGGTGAAAAGGAATACGAAACAAAAGATGGTTATAAAACATATCCAATTCCTATTGGAACTTATGGTAACTTTAGTTTTATTCAAGCACCACCTAAATCAAAGAAAACGTTCTTTATATCGCTTTTAAGCGCAGTTTATATGAAAAACGAATTACAGGGATTTGGTGGTAAATTAAGAGGTAACAGGCAAGATAAACACGTTATACATTTTGACACCGAGCAAGGAAATTTTCACGCTTCAATGGTTTTTAAAAGACCATTACAAATGACAGGTTTAAAAGATGATAAATACCATACTTACGCATTAAGACAATTAGGATTTAAAGAAAGAGTTTTATTTATTGAATATATACTTTATGATAAATTAGAAGGTCAAGATATTGGTTTGGTTATTATTGATGGTATTGCAGATTTATGTTCCGATGTTAATAGCATAGAACAAGCAAGTGAAGTAGCACAACATTTAATGCGTTGGTCAAAAGAATTGAATTGTCACATAGTAACAGTTATTCACTCAAACTTTGGAACTGATAAACCAACAGGGCATTTAGGATCGTTCTTGGAAAAGAAAGCAGAAACACAAATACAATTAGAACTAAACACAGTAAATAAAGAACTTGTTAAAGTAAGTTGCAAAAGAAGTAGAAACGCAAGTTTTGAAGATTTTAATTTTAAAGTTAACAATTTTGGTTTACCACAAGTAGAAGGTGATTTATATGATATACTAAAAGATATAAAAATATGATAGTTTTAAGTTTATTTAATGGAATGAATACAGGCAGACAAGCATTGGAGAATGTCGGTATTAAAGTAGATAAATATTATTCAAGCGAAATTAAACCTTACGCTATTGAATTAACTCAATATCATTTTCCTGATACTATACAAGTTGGTGATGTTACCAAATGGAAAGAATGGGACATTGATTGGAAAAGTATAGATTTAGTTTTAAGTGGTTCACCTTGTCAAGATTTATCTGCAGCAGGTAAACGTGCAGGAATAAATGGCAGTAAAAGTAGTTTGTTTTTTACTTTTATTGAAATATTAGAACACATAAAATCTTTAAATCCAAATGTATTATTCCTTCAGGAAAACGTAGGTAGTGCTTCTAAATTGGATGTTGGTATTATGTCGAGAGCTTTAGGTGTTTATCCTGTTAGAATTAATTCGAGTTTAGTTACTGCTCAATTAAGAGATAGATATTATTGGAGTAATATAAGAACAAAAGCTGATGGAATGTTTGGCGATATTATAACTGATATACCATTACCAAAAGATAAAGGAATACTTTTAAAAAACATTATTACAAGTGGTGATGTAGATAGAAATAAAAGCAGATGTTTAATAGAAAGATATATTGGTGCAATTCCTAAAAATCACGATGCTATACAAAGGCACTTAAATGAAAGAGTTGAATTTGGTTCATATACTGTAGTTAAAGAAGGTGATTTATTAAGAGCATTTAATAAAACTGAAATGTGCAGATTGCAGGGTTTTCCTGATAATTATTGTGATATACTTACAACAGAGAAATCAGGTAGTTTACTTGGCGATGGATGGACTTTACCTATAATAGAGCATATTTTTAGCTTTATAAATAAATGTTAATAACTTATTAATAAATTTGAACAATGGAAAACTTGACAATTAAAAATCATTTACAAGAATTAAAAGTAAGCACATCAAGAATGTTAGTTTACAATTCCGATAATAGCGAGTTGTTATCTTACTTTAAAGACGTTGTATTTAAAATAGATATGATAGAACAATTATTGCAAGTTGATTCTATTATTGATTGGAATGCTATCGAAGGTGCTTACAAATCAATTCTAAATTTAGATAGTGAATTAACAAACGTTGAAATAAATATTGCTTTAAAACCTGCAAAAGAAAAAAAGGTTGGAAAAATAACTGCTAAACTATTTTAATATGATTTATGTAATTCTTGGGTTAATAGTTTCTTTATTGCTTTGGGCCGACCAAACAGGAAAAGAAATTCAAATAGCATCAATACAAGGTTTTATGGTAGGTGTTCTTTATGATTGTGACGAACAAGATGAAGAAAAATATTATACTATTCAAATCCTGTTAGGTGTTTTGTCAATTAACATATATTGGTAAATGGAAATATTAGAACGAGTTGCAAAGTATCACAAAGATTGGGTAGAACTTGCTGAAGTGTTTGACAAAGATTTTGCAGAAGATATAGTACAAGAAATGTACCTGCTACTGCATAAATACAAAGTTACCGAGCAACAAATGTTTACTAACGACAAACCAAATCGTGGTTATGTTTTTATAATAATTAGAAACATACACTTTCAACTTCATAATATTAGAAAGCGTATTGATAAATGCGAATTGAATGATGAAGTTTACCATTTAATTGATGATTATTCTGAAGAAAAAGAAATTGAATGGGATGACTTTAGAACAAAAGCTGAAGATGAGGTTAATAGTTGGGAATGGTACGATAAAAAGCTATTTACTTTATACCGAGATAATAAAACATCAATAAGAAAATTAGCAAAAGAAACAGGAATATCATTTGTAAGTATATTTCACACATTAAAAGCTAACAAACAAAAACTTAAAAGATTATTACAAGACGATTACGATAACTTAAAACTTTAAAAAAATGGCAAGACAAAGAAAATCAAAAGGACTTGGTGATACAATAGAAAAAATCACTGAAGCAACAGGAATTAAAACAGTAGTAGAAGCAATTTCGGAAGCTACAGGAATCGACTGCGGTTGTGGTGAACGTAAAGACTTATTAAACAAATTGTTTCCTTACAAACAAGCTGAATGTTTAACCGATGAAGATAACGAATGGTTAACTAATTTCTTTTCGATAACTAATAATCAGTTAACACCGAAGCAACAAAACAAGGTTACTGAAATTTACAAGAATGTATTTAACGAAAAAATACAACCTTCAAATTGTGGTTCTTGTTGGAGAGATAAAATAAACGATCTTAAAAGAGTTTACGACACGCAAAATGCAAGTAAATAAACAGAATAGATTTGAAGTAACATTTGACAAATCAAAATTCAGCTTATTAAACAAAGACAGAAAGATTTCGTGGTTGTTTAGAAGTTCTGAAGTTGGAAAATGTGCAAAGATATTCGATGACTATTATAATTCCGAACAAGTATTAACTCCAAAAGGTTGGTTCTTGTTTTATAAATCAGTAATGGGTGTTGACATACTAAAAGAAGTTTCTAATAAAATAATGGAAATAACAAAATTAGATGAAGACACCTGTTTTCAATATACAAAGTTTAGAGTACTTGGTCAAACTTGGAATGGTATGTTAAACGAAATAGATTTAATCAATGAACTAAAACAAGAATTTCCAAACATTGAATTTAGAAAAGCTGATTACAATTTAGACGAAAACTATTTTACTGATTGGGAAGCGTATAGTAATGGGAAGTTATTTTTAGGTTTACAAATTAAACCAATAACGTATCAGTATATGAATACTCAATATCAGAATCAAGCCAAGTTAAATCACGAAGCACAAAGACAAAAGTATAAAGATGAATTTAAAGTCCCGCATTTTTTAATATATTACGAAAACAATAAATTGCAAGACAAACAAAAAGTAATAGATAGAATAAACACATTATTAATAAATTTAATAGAAGTTAGATGAGCGCAATAGAAAACCCAATACAATTAGAGTATTTAAAGCAAGTGATACTTTCACAACTGCTTTTAGAATGTAACGAAAATTTACGCTTTACAATACAATATAAGCAACAAATTAAGAATAGAATTAATAACCTAAACAAAGACTTGGAAAGTGTCGTACATAAAGAATACACAAGTATTTATAAAACCGATCCTGAAATGACTACAAACATTTTAAGCAAGATTGAAAGTTTGGTTACTAAATTAAGTACTTCAACACTTGACGAATTAATTATGATTGACGCAATAATTGAAAAGTACAACGATAACAAAGAATGGTTTAAAGAATACGCTGAAGCTGAATTTTTAAAAATAAACTAATGAGCAAGATAACACCAATGCATTATATGACAGAATCAAGAATTGACGTTATAGACTTTTGTAAAATGTACGATATGAATTTTAATCGTGGCAATATAGTTAAGTATTTAGCACGAGCAGGTAAAAAAGATAACGAACTTGATGACTTACGAAAGGCATTAAACTACTTGATGCGGGAAATAGAACACCACGAAAAGTTGCAGGAACAATGGATTGAAAATAATAAGTAGGGTAACACCTACTTTTTTTATCTTTTAATGCTACGCATTTATGTTAAAGTTTTGTTAAAATGTTAATAAGTAAAAAATAAGTTATATATTTGTTGAAACAATTAAAAACAAGTATATGGAAACATTTAAGTATCGTAATCAAGAAATCCAAGTTGATTACTACACAGTAGAAGTAAAAGGCGACCAAGTGCCTGATGTTATTATTAGTTCAGTATTTTATCAAGGTACTGATATAACAATGGTATTATCGCAAAAAGACGAACAAGAAATATTAGAAACAATTTACGATAAACTAAACAACTAATGAAAACAGAAATTATAAACGATTTAGATATCTTAATTCAATTAAGCAAAGATTTAGATAACGCATATATGAAAAACAAATTGCGTAATATTAAAAAGCTATTATTAGAAGAATGGAACGAATCAGATTTGTACCAAGAACAAATAAAAGAAGTTTTAAGGCACGATGAAACAATGAACAATTTAAACAACATAAAAATAAGATAATATGATAACAACATTTGATAACAAACAATGGACTAAAGAAGAAATCCTTTCTAATATGTACGATGATAGTTTCTACTATGGTTACTTGGGGCAAAACGCATTAAGTAGTTCAAGTATTAAAACATTAATATCTTCACCTAAAACGTATTACTTTACAACTAAATACGGAAGTGGTGAAACACAAGCGTTACGTGATGGTAGACTATTTCACACAATGATATTAGAACCTGAAAAGTTAGAAGATATTATATTTGTAGACGCTGCAACAAAAGCAAGTAAAGAATACAAACTTGCAAAAGAAACAGGAAAAGAAGTTTACACTAAAAACGAAAAGAAAGCAGCAGAACGTTTATGCGATGCGTTATTAAGAAATGAAGCAGTAAAAGAATACTTAACAAAAGCAGAATACGAAGTACCACAAATAGCAATGATTGATGGAATACCAATAAGAGCAAAAGCAGATATATTAAAAGGCAATACTATTATTGATTTAAAAACCACAACAGGTATTAAAGATTTTAGATATTCAGCAGATAAATATTCTTACGATTTACAAGCGTGGTTATATCGTGAAATGTTTGGAGTAGAAGATTTTGTATTTATAGCTATCGATAAAGGCAGTTTAGATATTGCTATATTTGAATGTAGTGACGAGTTCTACGCAAAAGGTAAAGAAAAGTTTGAACAAGGAGTTAGTAACTATAAACACTTTTTTCAAACAGAAGGAGTAGATTTAGACCAATATGTATTAAGAGGAGTATTGTAATGTAATTTAAAATGGAATTAACAAAAGATGAAGCATTTGCTATGACGCTATACGATATAAGTCAAGGCGAAACATTAGAAACAATGCGAATGGTTTTAACAGACTACGAAGAACGTGAAGAGTTTGAAGTTTGTGCAGGTATACATTTAGCAATAGAAGTATCTTCGTTTCTTACATTAACCGCAGTAGTACAAGAATTTAACCCAATAGAATTAGAATTAACATTTGATGAATTATGATAATAGAAAAAATAAAACAAGAATCAGGAATTGATGTAACAATAAAAAGCAGGAAACGTGAACAAG